TCAGATGAGATTAAAGGAATGGCATCTGCATTATGGACAGATGAAGTAAAAGCGGCATATGCGGCTAAACAAGCAGAATAATTTAAATAACAGGAGAATAGCAACATGGCTAAAAAAGAAAAAGACAAGCCGGCAACTATTACTTTCGAGGGTAAGGAATACATCATAGATGATATGTCTGATACCCAGAAGGAGTTAGCGGCGCAAGTGATTAATAATCAGAATCATGTGAATGATTTAAAGAATAAACTGGGAACAAATATGTTCATCAATGAGCAACTCGCAACCAGCGAAAAGGTTTTTTCCGAAAAGCTGGAGGAATCCAGAGCGCAGTTTCGGGCTGTGCTTTCCCCAGAAGACGAGGAGAAGGCGGCGGCATAATGCTAGTAAGGAAATGCGCTAAGGGTCATGAAGTTCAATTATATAAGAACACTACCCCAAGTGCTACACGCACCCAAACATACCAAGACGGGACTGTAGTGACCCTTAGCTATCCTTCACCAGCTAAAGACTATTTTGTAATAGTAGATGGAGATATTGTAAAGAGGTCAGACAGTTTTGTTACCGCTGAGACTGCTTTTGTCTCTGAATGCTCCAAGAAGCATCCTGATGGTAATGGGAGAATTGATTTTGTTAAACATAAGTTAATAGACCGTAAGGTGGTGAATAAATGATAAAACCGTTACATAAGTTCGTACAGTGGCAACTGTCAAGTGGTCAGCTTGATCACTGGACTGCCTATCACCTTGCTGGTGGGGCTTTTATATGCAAGGTGGCACTGTGGTTAGGCTCTGGTGCTTTCTGGGCTGTAATGGCTGTATTCTTACTGGGTTTACTTTGGGAGGTGGCAGAATATTTCATTGAGGGAACTGAAGAGGTCTATGGTACTAAGAAAAGATGGGCTTATAATACAGCCGCTGATCTTTTTGTAGAGACTGCCATAGCGATTTGGATAGTAATTTAATAACAGGATAAAATTATGCAGGAAATAAATAAGTATACATCATCTGAGGCATTGAATCTTCAGTTGGGGCAAAATGGTTTCGATGTTGTGTCTGAGCACGACACAAACACCCAGACTCCGGATTCTGGAAATTGGGTAGCTATAACAGCTATTTCGCTGTCAGCATCAAGCCCAGCCGCTACATACTGTAAGATAAAGGTATCGTCTAATGTGGGAGATTCTCACACTGGTGCTTATCTTTATTTAATCCCGGGAGACATACTTTACGGTAATTTCAGCGGTATCATAAACCATACTGATTCTACTGCCGCATTGATAGCATATAGGGGGTAATTGTCATGAGGAAGAATGAGCTTCTTTTATGGTTTTGCTATATGCTTTTCCTTGGCGGCGTTCTCATTATTCTTACTTTAATTGCTGGCTGTGATAGCGGCTGGAGTATAGCTGGGTGGGAGATATGAGGGTAGAGGAATACAGGAATGATGTTACAGCCAAGCTGGTAAAGCTGGAAGAGCGGCAGGTGAGTATTTTTAAGACTCTTCAAAGGGTTGAAAAGCATTTAGATAAATTGAACGGTCAGGTTGAAGAGAATAAGACCAATTTAACCAAGATAGGTACGATTGGTTCTATTGGTATTCTGACAGTTCCTATAATCGTATCAATAATAATGAGGTTAGTATAATGAGTGAATGGGTAAGTTGGTCAAACTTTTTTTACCTTGGTGGTGTTATTGTAGCTGGTATGGCTACGTTTGCGGCAACAAGGTATAAGAGCATAGTCAAAGAATGTGTTGATGTTTTTAAGAAATTAGAAGAAGCTTATGCAGATGGTAAGCTTACTAAAAAAGAAAAAGATGCTGTTATGAAAGAATTAATTGATGTAGGTAAGGCAGTTGTTAAAGCTAAGTGGGGATTGTTTTAATAAATGCCCAAGCAATATTATATAATACGTGACTTCTCTGGCGGTATTAACACCAGACAAGACCCACGTGATCTGCGTGAGAATGAATCTTCTTTTATACAGAATATGTCTGTTGATGCCCTTGGAAAGATCAAGACAGTAGGGAAGATGTATGCTCACATAGAAGACCAAGATGGTGATACTAATTTATCTGAGTATATAGTTCAGATAGATAAGGACTTTGCTACATCTGGCGGGTATGGTTTATTTTATTTTGAATCAGACCACAGCAGAGATTCAGAGCAAACTATTACGGAGACAAAAAGCGGAGAGCCTCTTGCAATAGGTACAGGTGATGGTAATATTAAATTTATAGCAGTTAAGACTGCTCCCGATGAGGGGCCGGCTGACGATAGCCCACTGTAGTTATGGCGGTTCCCCAAGAAAGCTATATGCACCTTATTGATGGTGGTGATTCAAATAGCAGTACTATATACACCGGTAGCCTTATAAAAATTGGCGATAATATTAAAATATCCGGTACGGCAAGTAATAATGGTATTTTTGCAGTAACTGATATTAATGAAGCTGATGATGAAGTATATTATATATTAAAGGGTAAAACCGTAGTAGCGGAAGACTCTGCTGATTCTACAGACCCTACTATAGAGGTAATAAGGGCACCCGGAGATAAGCTTGTAGCACTTGGAGACCCTACCAGTGGTCAGGATGTTCATGTATGGTCTACCAATGCGGTTAGCAATTACGCTACCGCAGATAGCGGCTGGTCAATGAATGCCATACAGCCAACTATGGATGGGGCTGGAGCAAAATATATATATCATTTTGCTGATGAAGCGTTGAGGGTTTGTAATATTAATGAACAAAATACAAGTATTGTAAGATGGTTTGGCTATATTCAGAGGCATCAATTTGCCTTTGCAAAAGTGGACGCAGATGGCGGTGACCCAGCCAATGGTCTTATATTTACAGAATGGCAAGACCATTCAAATACACTAAGCCCTCCTAAAACATCAGGCGGATTTTCATATTCTTATGGACGTGCAATAACATCTAATGATGGAACTGGCACTGCTGAATATTTTCAAAATAATAGGGGTGTGTCAATTCAAAAAGAAGATGGTACAAGTGCTTTAAGGGTTGATGGAGACCCAAGTAAAACTACTATTAATTTTACATTTGAAAATACAAGTAATACAGATGTATTAGACCAAAGCAGAGTTGGTGAGGTTATTTCTATAGGTACGGCTTTAGGAGCAGATGGCGGGGCTAATGAATTTCTACTCTGCCGACAGATTTCCGGAGCTGATGGTGGCACAATGGCTTACAGAAGGTCTTATGGCGGGTTTTTAGGGGGTTCTTCCCCAGTTGATTATGCAAACCATGATACTCCTATTCTGGAACGAGGATTAGGGTGGAATGTGGGCATTGCTGATGGTTCTGAACCCGGTGATTGGGCAAAGGGCTCATATGAATATTTTCAGACATTTATATACGATGGGAACCAAGAGTCTTTACCAGTTAAGATGGGCAATGGTGCGTCTACTATAGCCGTCTTTAACCATCCCGCCGCAGGCGGTAAGGCACTAACAGTATCTATATATGCTGATTTAGCGTATAGCGGCAGGATTTCAGGCGGCAGGATATATACAAGAATAGCCGAAACTGATGATGACCTTATATTATTAGCCGATATAGATATAGTAAAAGGAGTTAGGACAACTCTTGATGGAGACCATGTTAATTGGACTTACGAGGATGGTAATGGATATCATGTTGTTGGCAATTCTGATGGTAATTCATCAGCCCCCAACCTTGATACATATAATACAATAAATGGATACGCTCCTGATGTTAAGTTTAATTCCATTGGCGGGAGAAATGAACTTTATAAAGCATCGGTTGTAGCTGGTCGCAGGACTTTTATAGCTAATGTTAAAACCTTTGGGTTTACTGGTGAGCTGGAAAGGTATGGAGACAGGCTGATGTATAGTGAGATTGGAAAATTTGATACCTTTTTACCTCACAATTTCATTGATGTTTCCAAGGGCGATTTTGGTGAGTACGTAGCATTGGAAACTTTTGCTGACAGGCTATTGGCATTTAAGCATAACCTTGTCCATGTAATTAATATATCAAACCCCAGTCCAGCCAGTTGGTACTTGGAAGATACTGTTAAATATATGGGTGTAAGCTATCCTTATAGTGTAACCAGAACTGAGTTTGGAGTTGCTTGGATTAATGAGTCTGGATGCTTTTTATATGATGGCAGTCGGGTCAGGAATCTTATTGAAAAAAGGTTGGGAACCAGCCAGTCAACAAGCTCTTTATTAGACCCTTGGTATAAGTTTGCTATGGGCTCTGCCAATTTAAAGGATGCTATGATTGGCTATGATGCAATGAGTAACTCATTAATTATGTTCCGCTCTCCATCAGATGGTTCAGATAATGCTAATTTATCATATATTTATGACTTTGACAGCAATGCTTGGACTTACAACCTGCCTTTATTTACAAATGATAAAATATATACTAACTTTATTTCCGATTGGAATAATAATTTAACTATTGCAAAGTATGACGGGTCTCAATATATAGATTTTCTTAAGTATTTGCCCATCCCGAGTGCTTGCAGTGATCAGGAGTTAGTTACTAAGGATATTGATTTTGGTATGCCGGGGATTACCAAGAAGGTATATTCTGTGAGGATAACTTATAAGGCCGGTGCCACTCAGGCAAATCCATTAAAGTATGCTTTAAATGGTACGCAGAGCTGGAGCAGTTTTGCTACAGTAACGCTTGCAACGGCATCTGCTTGGGATATTGGAGTATTCACACCAAGCAGTCCTCAATCCTGTCAGAGTATACAATTAAGATTTGATTTGCCAAGTTCTGGTACATTTGAGATAAATGATATAACTATAGAATATCGGGTAATAAAAGGCAAGATGGTTACATAATGGCTGATGAAAGGCAACTAAGGAAACTGTTCAATACGAAGCAGGATGTAGTAGAATTTAACGGCAGTCCATCTATTTCAGGCATATCGGATGGTCAAGTTGCTGTTGCGAAGAGCAACAATAAACAGTTAGCTGTGTATAGGAAGAAGTATGGTAAGCTCTGGAAATCATATATGTCTTATAATGGCGACCAGTTTGTAGATAAAAATTTAAAAGTATCGGGCAATCTTTTTACAAAAGATTTAACTGTTAAGGGCTCAACGGTTTTAGATACGGCTACTATTACTACTGGAACCCATCAGGATGCTTATGATGTATCTGAATTGGGTATAATATTTGCCAACACATCCAGTGCTAATGTTACTATTGGAGGCCTTAGATTTGGCGTAAGTGGTCAAATTGTTTATATTGCCAAGGTTCACACTTCTAATAGGCTTACAATAGAGCACGCAGAGGGTACTGGAAGTCAAAAAATATATCTTGAAGGTGAGACTGACCTCGCTATTGCCGATTATGGAGGGATAAGTCTTGTTTGTGATGGTAGTAACTGGTATGGTGTTGGTAATGTTACAGAGTCGCCATAATAATTAATAACCTACAGTAACAATAATGATTTTAATTAAGCTTGCAATAGAATTAAATTTTAAAGGATTATATTATGGATTACCTATCCCATAAATCAAAAGGATACATCCCCTTAAACTCCGGCCCTAACAGGGCGGGCTTTTACATGGGCCCAAAAAACAACCTCCTGAACATGATGCAGACTGGCGGTGTACCATCTGCTTATAAGAAAAGTTTTGATCTTGGCAATACCGCAGGTGGTGCTCAGTTTGCAAGAGCTATGCAAAGGGTGTCTGATGCTAAAACCCTTGAAGAGTATCAAAAGAATGAAGCTGAAAGGCAGAAGAAAGGCGGCATATTTGGCAGTGCATTAAGTCTTGGCGGCGGCTTATTAGGAGGGATGATCGGAGGCCCAGCCGGGGCCGCAATAGGTTCAGGTCTTGGTAAGGGTCTTGGTGAAAAGTGGGGAGCTGGTAAAGCTCAGGATGTTGATATGGCTGGTACCGTATATGGGCAACAGGCATTTAGAGATGTAGGAGAAGCTAGTGAAGAATATAATGAAGGTATTTTAGGCAGGGCGGGAATGGCTGGTATAAGCACCTTAGCCACTGCTGGCATGACTCCCGGTGGTGGGATTTATGGGGCATATAATCCATTAAAGGAGGCTGGAAGGATGAATATAAAACAGATGGCATCAGGCTTGGGCGTTGGTGGGTTTAAAGGTTCTCAAGGATTGTTTGGATTCTCTGACCCCCAATTTATTCAACCTAAATTTGATGCAACTACAGCTGTGCAGTTTAATCCATTTGAGCAGTTTACTGGTTATAGTTCATCTGGTTTAAGAGGATGGGATTAGTATGCAGAATAAAAACTCACATACTCTCTTTGACTTTATGTACCCCAGCGGTACTAATGAATTATGGCAGGATATAGTTGGCTATGAAGATGGCGGCTTTGTAGGATATCAGTATGGAGGCGGTGCTACTATAGAAAGCATAATGGAAGAAGCCGGTATGACAATGACACCGGAGCAAAGGGCTCAATTTGAGAACCCTGATCCAACTACTGTTAATAGGATTGCTGAAGATATACAGAGCGGTATGGAGGCTTCTGGGAGAGGGAGTGCTGAAAGCGTGGCTGGTCAAGGCTTTATAGGAAGTGGTCACGGAACAAAGGCAATGGCAGATGTCCGTAGTGAAGCTGTTAAAAGACTTGGTAGAGCTACAGAGGATTATCAAAAAGGACTTGCATCAGATACCCTTGGCACTGCCGCAGGCATGGTGACAGAGGGTGCTGAGTTTGGTAAAGTTGATACAGGTGGCGATCCATACCATGTGCCCACAGATGATGCTGGTTGGGCTCCTCCACAAGGTGCTTTAGATGGTAATACATATCTTTTTGGTGGTAGTACTTATTATTGGAGTGACAGTGATAACAGTTGGGTTACTGAAGGCGATTGGAATAGAATGCAAAGCGATTATGATCAATATGGTTAATTATGCCTAGACGTACAATATATTCAGCGGATCAGGCTTCCCCTTCCACATACGACACCACCTTTGCCGACTTCTTAGATCGTATACCACAGCTTATTGGTGGGTTTCAAGAAAACCAAATAAAGCTTGGTCGTCAACAGTTAGAAGATAGAAGATATGAAGATGAAAAGGAATTTAGGCAGGATAAGTATGAAGACACTTTAGCTCAGAGAAAAATAGAAAATGCACGTCAGAGAAAAGAGTTTGAAGCTAGACAGGCAGAGGGAAAGAGAAGGAAGGCAGAAGCTGATCGGAAACATGATTTAGAAGAAGATAAGCTTATTATAACGGCAACAACACCGGGGTATCAAAGAGACCAAGTTATGGAAAAACTGGGCTATATTACTAACGAGACTGCTGGTAAAAATACTGATTATCGCAATAATCTTCGTGATGATTTAGACGCTCTTTATAATATTGATAATCCTTGGGCGAGGGAAGATAAGCTAAAAGAAATAACAAGTGATGAAAATTATAGAAATATATTTGGTGAGTCTGAATTTACTAAAGCTATAAGCGATGCCCGTAAAAACACTCGTGATTATGTTAGGTCTCATCCAGATGGATTAATTCCATCAGATAGGTGGGCAAGCGTAGACGCTTATGAAGGCAAAATGGACTCTGAAGAAGAGGGGCGTTTATTAACTGATTTAAAAACTTTATCCAAGCAAAGGGTTGAACAGGAAGCTTCCGGCCTCGGGACTGTCGATATAGATAATGCCATAGAGGCTAGGAAAAGTGAATTAGATAACCTTCGTCAAAAATATTCTTATGGGAGTGAAGAGCAGTATGCTCATAGTAAGGCACCGGGTGTATTGCTACCCCCCGGCGAAGCACAAAAAGGATTTTATAGTGGGGATTATTTTGCCGGTTACCAACCGTTTAATCCAAACGATCCCGAAGAAGTTGATAAAATAAATAATGAGGTTATTGAAAATTTAAATAAATTAACTGGAGAGGGTGAGAGCATAACCGAATCACCACAAGATAGTACTGTTACAACCCCTACAAGTCCTTTAATGTCTAAAATTCCTACAGTTCAGGCTAAACCAACTCAAACTCCACCACCAGAGACTGGGGAGAAATTAAAATTAGGTTCGGGAATTAGTGGTGATTTATCAGGTGAGCAAATTCAGTATAATGTGGGTGATGTTACAAAAGAAAAGGGGATAAAGAAAAACCCGCAGGTTGCAAGGAGATTCGCTAAGGATTTTTCAAAACTGAATTCATTAATGAGTGAGCTTAAAAATATTGAGAGTACTAATGTCAGGCAAAGAGAAGATCATGGGTGGACTAACCCTAAATATAGAAAAAAACAATTAAGTAAGAGTGCTAATAAAATATTAAAGGAGCTTCAAGGTCATTATGGGAGTTTTATAAATCCCGGTACTGGTGAATTTTCTGATAAAAAATTTAATGATCAATTTTATTCAGTTTTAAGCAGGCATAGCGATCTGTCCAAAGATCAATTAAGAAATATATTAAAAAGGGTTTCTACTGTAAAGACAGCTAAAACCTTAATTTAAAATGCCCCCCGATCCAAATTCATATAGTTCATTTGGTGATATATTAAATTATTCATACAATAATGCAGATTCTATAAATGATAATGCATTTGAGAAACTCCAAAACACATCTGATTACCTATACGAAGAATCAAAGTATGATAATAACTTTGAAACTGTAAGTCGTTACAGGTCAGCAGAGCAGATCGCTCGTGAAAACCAATCAAAATCAAAAGAAGATGAAAATCTATATGGTTTCATACCCGGGGAGTGGCTACCAGACTGGGTAAAAGCCGGTTATAATCAAAGTATACAGGGAATGGCTCAGCAATTAGTCACTGGTAAAGCGACTTTTGATCTGTCTGATTATGATTCCGGCATATTAGAGGATGTTGGGGCTACCCTTGTAAGTTTTCTTCAACCTGTTGATATGGCTACTATGTTTGCCGGTGGTGGTGTAGGCGGTCTTACTTTAAAGGCTTCAATGAAACAAGGTGTTAAGCTGGCTGTAAAGGAAGGTTTAAAACAAAAGGCAAAAAAGAAAGTAATAACAAAAGCACTTGATGGTAAGATTGTTAATGCTATTGCTGGAGCAGAGTCCAAGAAAGCCGCTAATTTAATGATGATGGCTGGCGTAAAGAAGAAGGTTGCTGAAAAGGTTGTAAAGAAAGCCACTCCCAGAGTTTTAAATAGGGCACTGGCTGAGGGGGTTACAGGAGCAACTGGTCTTGGTTTTTACTCAGGCTTGTCTACTGGATTGGGTACTAAGATAGCCACTGGTGACGTAGATACAGTCTTAGCCCTCAAAGAAGCGTCAAAGGGTGCTGTATTAGGGGGTTTAACAGCAGGTACTGGTGTCGTTGCTAACTCCATTCTTGGTTCAACCTTAAAAGGCTCTACAAAAGCAATAGCTGTAAAGGCTATTGAAGCTGGTGAATTTGGTACCTTAGCACCTATGCTTAGTGGTGATGCTCCCAGCTTAGAAAGTTATGCCCATGCGGCTGGTGTCATAGGTGGCTTGACGGCACAGAAGTATGCATTCGGTCAGGCTAGAAAAGGTATGGGTAGTATTAAAAATGCAAAGAAAGAGTCTCTATTCGGTTCAAAAGAGTATGCTAAAGCAGAGCTTGAATCCGCTAAGGAAAGAATAGAGCTTGATGATGTTTATACTAATAAGGATGGTAAAGAGTACAAGGGTTTACAATTTAACGATAAAGATAAAACTGTAACTATGGAATCTGTTTCTTCTAAAGATCAAACAAAAATATCTTATGAAGATTTTAATGCTGGTATTTTTAAGAGGGGCGGTAAGGCAAAAACTGAACAGGGTTTAAAGAGAAGCAGAATCGGTAGAATAATGAAGACTCAAAGAGAGTTAGATATTCCACTTGAGAAATTTAGGGACATGGTAAACAATGTTAAGGTTGAGGGTAAGGCTAAACTTAAAAATGAAAAATCAACTGGGGTATCTGATCTTAGTCGTATAGAACAATTAAAACTCTTAAATGAGCTTAGTCATCAAGAAAGGATTACTAACCTTAAAAGTCTGTTAGATGCTAATGGGTGGGAAGGGCATTTACTGGCAGACCGTGGATGGTTTGACCACATAATGCCATCAATCCCAAGAGGCTGGAGAAGGCTTAAGAAAAGAGGACAAACTCAAATTAGCAGTCTGGCATTCCAAGATTATAATAAGTTTGACGCTCGTGAATTAACCCTATTAGGTGAGGTATTGCAGGGTTTTCATTCTAATGGACTATATAAGAGTGGCTTATTTAAGGGGAAGAAACATAAAAAATATTATGAAAAGCTTGCAGATAGACTAGAAAACCCTGACCATGCTGGGGATAAAGATGTTGTAGCCTATAGAGATTTGCTTGAATCAATGTGGCAAAAGGCTACTGATGCAGGGATTGACCTTGGGCCTAAGCAGGAATTCTACTTTCCTCATATGATAAAACCTGAATATCTTAAAATATTTTCTACTGATGTGGCAAAAGTAGGGGAAGCAAATCTTAGCCCTGAGCTTTTAAAAAACCCTGCGTTCCAGAAGACCATAGGCGAGATGGTTAAAGATGGTGGGTTTGATAAAGCAACCGTATCAGCCCTTGAACAGATGGCTGGTATTAAACTAGATAGTTCAGGTGCTAAGCCTAAGGATTATGATGCTAGAATATCAAAAGCTTATGGTCGGTTGTTTGATATAATGAACACTCAAGTTCATAGTGTTGCTAAAAATTTAGAATTCGCAAGGAAACAGGATCAATTACCTAAAGAGTTTATGGAGCGTGATTCTAGGCTTGTTTTAACCCGATATGCGAAACAATGGGCAAGGCGTGTTGCTTTTGTTAAGACCTTTGGCAAGAAGGGTGAGGTTATGACAGATAGGTTTAAAGCCCTTACTGAATTATCAAAGTCAAAGTCAATGAATGATGCTTCTAAAAATAAAATCAGGCAGGAGAAAGATATGTTAGAAATGTCTTTTGATGCCTTGACTAATAGAATTGAACTCAATCCTGAACACAACTGGAAAAGTCCCAATGCTAGAGAGTTTTGGAGTGATCTTGTTAATTTTGAAATTGGCACAAAAATAGGTTTAGGTTTCGCAACAATACCGAATTTAACTCAGCTCACTGTTTCCACTGCTGTGAAGACTGGGTACTGGCCCATGTTTAAAGCCATGTATAAACTGTCCAGACCTACATCTGAGGGAAAAGAGTATAGGGCTGATGTTAAAAAGTCAGGTGCTTCAATGCTTTCAGTATTCCAGATGATGGCTGGGCTAGAACCAACAGATTCAAATATGGCTAGGTTTGCTGAGTTTACTACAAAATGGTCAGGATTCCAGAAAATAAATGAGTTTAACCAGTTAGTATCGGCGGCTACTGCACGTGAATATATAACTAAATTACAGAACATATCTCAAGGTAAGGGATCGGGTAAAATATCTGTTCGTAAGAACTGGGCGAGGGAAACATTAAAAGATTTTGGTATTGAGGATCACAATACAGATTTTAATTCTAAAGCAGGCGCACGGCTGATGCGTGAGTCTATGTATAAGTTTGCAAGAGACGCTCAGCTACAAAGAAATATACTTGAAGAACCATTGGCGTTTAATGACCCAAGATTCAGACCTTTCTTTTTATTTAAAAAGTTTGGATACAAGCAGGCAAGTTGGATAAAAGATCAGTTAAAGGCTGAGGCAAAACGTGGGAATTTCGCACCTATGTTAAGACTTGGAATGTCGGGAATGGCAGGTGGTGAAATGGTAATGTGGGCAAGGGATAAATATGCTGAGCTCATAGCTGGTGAGCCCGTATATGATGAAAATGAGTATATGTTTTCTTTTTTAAAGCCAAACACTCCAATGTCAGATCGTGGGCCTGAACAATTTATAGATATGTCAAAGTTTCAGTTCTCTGATTACATTGACAGGTTCGGAGCTGTTGGTGCTATGGGCATGATAACTGACATTGTTGCTAATGAGAATAAGATAAGAGCCCTAGAGTTTATTGGTAAACCAGCTATCGTACAGGATTTTGACAAATTATGGACAGCAATGACCAAAACCATAGAGGGTATTGGTGATTATGGTGCTGTTGGTTCTGCTGTGAGACTGCCTAAATATATTGGCCCAATGTTGGGAACTATACCAAGAAGGGCTTTGCAACGCTTTGAAAAGAAGTATGCTAAGGGACAGCGTGAGACTTATATAAAGTACAGAAAAGGACTAACAACATCTAAAGCATTGGATCATATAATAGATGGAAACAGTGCTATGGCAATTAGAATAATCAATTCTTGGAATTCAACCTATTCTGAGAACCCAATCCTTGGTGAGAATATTGGTGGCAGTGCTATATATAAAAGATTAAAAACTAAAGCAGAAAAAAGGGCCAAGCCCTAAATATTATACGGTAAGTCTTTTTCTGAGAAATCTGGGAATCCATTTGATTTCCAGAACTTAATTAATTCCTGAGAATATTTCTCAAGACTTATTTTCTTACTTGAGAGCAGGTTAATCAAATGCCGTAATTCATTTTCCTTTTCCCTTGTAAGGCATTCTTCATTTTCTGGAAAGATATCTAATATGTCCATTATTTAAATTTACCTGAGTTTAACATTGTTTCATATTCCACATTCTTTATCTTTACATACTTGGCCTTTTCATTCTTGCTCATCTTGAACCAGCACTTCGGAAGTGAATTAACCCTGCCATCATATCCTTTGGCAACCCCGCAGAACAATCTGGTAATATTATCAGACTCCCCAATCGCTGGATTGAACCGTGATTTACCGCAGAAACAGCAGTGAGTGTCAGTTTTGGGGCAAAGTTCAAACATATAGCACCTTTCTAAAGTTTGGGGTCAGTATGGGGTAAAAAACACCCCCTAGTTTAGCGTATACGGGCATAAAAAGATTTTTTGGATACCAAGTATGCTTATAAATAAGACAACCATAAGCGGGCACCAAGGCCCGCTATTGGTTGTTTGTTAAGATAAGCTCTTAAAAAGGGCTGTCTTTCTTTCTGGGCTCTTTAAAGTTGCCGGAAAGATAGCGTTTGCCATTCTTATCCTCATTGATCCACAGGGCGCAGTCATATGTATGACCGTCCACTTTTGCGGAACCGGTGTAGTCAGGTTTGTTATCACCATCTTCTTTGAAGGTGTTCTTCCAAAGCGAGAAGCTCTGGTCTTTTTGCTTGAATTCAGCCATACTGAATCCTCCTTTTGTTTGTTGTTAGGTTATTTTTAGCATCTTGGGCATCTTATTTTTCATCTTGCGCCATCTTAAACGCCTTTCAAGGATTTCCTCAAAAAACTTCAGTCGGCTGTGAGCGGCACCATTTTCCATGATTCGCCCGATTCCCAAAAGATGCCTGTACATAGACGCTAAAGCACTTACGCTCATGTTAGGCGTTTTTGTTATGTCACTCATTTTTAAACTCCTTTAATAAAGATAGTAACATAATGTATTTTTCGTATTCAAGTACGATATATGGTTTGCCACGATCCTCACGAATCACTACCCCATCTTCGTCCTTCTCTGGTTTAAGCCATTGGGCTATCCGGGTTCTGCGCTTGCATCCATAGTAGCGTTCCTCAATCTCAATATCGCCTTTCTCATGCTGTGCACCTCCACGATCTCTGTTATAGGCTTCAAGCCCGAATTCTTTAGCAGTCCTTACAGCCTGCCTTTGCAGTTCCGCACCCCTCTGTCGGTTTCTTTTACCCCGCCTTACATTCTTAGGGTTTTTCATATTGCTATCCTTACCTTTGGCGGGTTCTTTTTATTCCTGCAATTAGGGCAGGTTTGAAATAGTTTTTTAGAACCTGCCCAAGTTGTATAATCACATTCCGGGCATTCATACAGGTGTTCAAGGAACTCATATCCGTTTATTACCCTTGTCTTTTTAAGCATTCTCATTCTTCGCATACTGTCCCCGTTACCGTGGGCTGTAACCTATCCCGGTTAATAACCGCCTCATTCTCCTTATCAATCATCTGCTCTTTAATTCTTTCCATATCGCCCAATAGTTTTTTATATGGGCCTGAGTATATTCTGTTTCTATCGTCAGATATAAATGTTTTCAGGGCATTGATATGAATTTCAACCTCCTGCTTGGAATATCTTATTGTTGCTATGCACCTTGGTTTATTCATGCTATCTCATTTGCGTATTTTACGGGCAAGTAGGCATTAGTCCGTATTGCTGTACCGCCGTTTATCGTTTTGCGTGTTAGTGTTCTTTTAATGTTAAAGCCGAATCTAAATTCTCCAAACTCATCAGTTATCTTCCAATAGAAAACTAATTCATCCGGAATAAGATATAGAAACCCAAAGAAGGGAACTCTGAGCATCTCAGATATTTTCTTGCCATCCATTATTTTATTAAATGTAACCAGCCAAGATTTATAATCTAACAGTTCCATGTAACTCATGTCCCGGCACTTAGATTCAAAGATTCCTGAGATTTGATCCTCTTTCACAATTATACCATCTATCTTTGAGTCCATCTTCTTAGGAGTTTCAATCAGTTGTACAGAAAAACTGTGTTCAATTTTTTCAAGCATCTTTTTCTCATGCCTTAAAGACTCCTGCCCTTTCTTTGTATTAATATCTAAGTCCATTAGAACGGCACCGGTGCCTTTTTCAATACCTGCACAACCCTTGCAACAGGGTAAGATACAGAATTCTCATTTTCATTGGTAAATTCTTTTAAGGAGACATCAATTAAAACCTTCGCCCCTTTTACATCACTTTGATAAAGGAAGGGCAGTTGCCCACCCTTCTCTTCATCGTTGCGGAGTCCCATCATGGATAGGAATTTTGCGTAACCCCAATTCTTTTTATGCTCATAGAGATGCCCATCAACTTTTTTATACCGGAATATTCCATTATCTTTTACTATCTCGCCCTCCACCTTGGGATGCTCTTCAATATCTACCATATATTCAGGTTTGAATATGTCGGCAATATAGTTTCCAAACTTCATATCTTCAATTATATCAAGGGATACAACGGATGCAGTGTACCTGCCTTCCGGTACCCCCTTCTTAATTAAATCAAATCCAGCCGGATAATATGCATCTCCTATATCAGGCATTTCCCTGAGCTTGTTTCATTTCCTGAATACGCTCAAGGCTTGTATCAAGGTTGCCTAATGTGATCTTGCCTTCTTTCAGGGCTTTCATCACCTTGTTGGCATTTCTCTTGCCCAATCCCTCAACGGCTTCCTTGATCTTGTTTTCAACATGGTTCTCATCTGTGATCTTCTCACCATTGGTGGCCTCAACCACCTTATCAACAAGCTCTTCATCAGGCGACTTTTTAGAGTCGCTGATGATCTTTTTCAACCCCTCGATACCATGCATGACAAAATAAACCCATCTGTCTATCTCATCCATAGTCTCTTTGTTTAAGGGCATCTCTTTCTTGAAGGCCTCGATGGCAAATCCATGCCGTACCTTGCCTTCTGCTATTTTATCCCAGTTGGGATTGCCATTACTCATAGCTCGTCTCCTTTTGCTTTTAACCCGCCTCCGCAGACTTCCCAGAAGTTGCAGTATTTGGGGTTGCATTCCCATGAATACACGGGAGCTACACCAAGTTCTATAGGCGGATTTCCTTTCTTAAATTTTTCTCGTACATCTCTCCAGTATTTTTTAGCTCCATCAATATAGGATGTTGATATTATTTTCTCCCTCATATCGGAGTTGTCTTTCTTATAATAAAGGAGAGCAAGCTTGTCAAGGCGTTCGCCAGATTCAATCTCATACCACCATCCATATGTACCAAGCTGAAGGAAGTAGTTCTCTGCCGGATTCGGGTCAGGGGCTCTGCCAAATAACTGCTTCCATTTCCAAGCGTTACAGGTCTTGATGTCGTATAGTGTTTTATCCTGAACGATAATAACATCAAGAAAGCCCCTGACGTTTACCTCCGGTATGCGTATCTCCCTTTCAATAAATATACTTGTCCCATTATTCTCTGCGTAATCCCTTATGGCGTTTTGCATATCCTCATGCACCAAGTCACCCATGCGGAACAGCCTTAGGGTATCGTCACCAACAGGCTTGGGATCAACACCGGCTATATGCTGAAAATAATGCTTACGCATACACATCCCTGATGCAGAGCCGTGGAACCATTCCTGATACCCCTCATACCGCTTACGCCGGTGCATCTCATTCTTGCCTCTTAGCCAGTTGTTATAGATTTTTATTAAGTCTAACATACTTCCTCCGCATTAAAAAGGTCGGGGCAGGATTTTGGTGTGCGTAGTCGTAGGAGCCCAAACTGGGTAATGAATAAAACCAGTCTGGTACCTGCCCCGGGGGTAAAATTATTTATCAATTTCATTTACGTAGATAGCCCATCCGTCCTTGGAGTACAGATTAATCTCATACTCTTGTCCGTCTGTGGATATTATTTTGATTGTCCTGAAGAATTTCGAGTTTAAACCACTGAATTCAGTTATTTTGTCAAACTCGATTGACTTAACGTCGTGGATGTCAATTTCCGATTGTTTTCCTAAATGTGCTTTCATTATTTTTATCCTTTCGATTTGATTCATTTAGCTCCCACCCCTCTCTGAACTTCTCCATCAGCTCATCATATTCAACTAATGCTTTAGATACGTGTTCTAGTGCTCTTTGCAGTCCACATATTTCATGGTATAAAAAGTTATTATCGGGGTTTTCGCTACACAAGATTTCAATGTCCCTTATGTCATTGTTAATCTTATACTTTAATTCCATTAATTCCTGCATTTATCTTTCCATTGCTTTCGGTGTTCTTGTTCTTCTAACGCTCCTCTTTACGTTTTGTTCCGACTTTTTTACCGGTTCTTTTAAAATAATTTCAGGCTGTTTCTTAACTGTCTGTTTTTTAACAGCTTTACCGCCCTGCTTTTCTTTGAATTCTTCAGGGGTTAGCGAGAGAACTTTCCTTTTTTCTGGCTCCGGAGCTAAGGGGTTCTCATCCACAATCCCCTGATTGACCATTGTAATATATTCACATACTACATGGTAAACTTCTTCAGCCACGTGTTTCCTTGCACCTGATGAATACAGATTGCAGTCCTTGTATCTCTTGAGTGCTTTGGCTATTAAAAATGACAGACCCGGTGCGGGTATTAATATTGTTTCCTGTTTCTTTTTTCTCGGCATCTCCTATCCCTTCTTGAGCTCTTCCAATTCAGCCCTTATTTCTTTATAGTAATTAAATTCTTCATATGTTTTTATTTTATGACAATTCCTGCATCTCACTTCACACTTATCAATCTCACTTTTAATTATTTTCCAGCCGTAACCCTGTCTCACTAAACCAATAACCCCATCAGAGCCTCTGCTTTTTGTTCTTTTCTTAACTCCCCTAACATGATCAAACTCCAGAATGCGGACATCTTCCTCACCGCAATCAATACATCCTTTTGAAAAATATTCTTTAACAATTTTAAGGTAGTGTTTATGTCTTCTCTTTTTCTTCCCACGTCTAACATTTTCTTTTTGCTTTTCTCTGTTTGCCGGATACCATACTTTATTGTGATATTCATTTTGGCAATTTTTACACTTTGTTTGCCTACCGTCACGCTTATTTCTGTTTCTGTAAAATTCATTTAACGATTTAACCTCCTGACAGGTTCCGCATTTCTTTGTCAGTGCTATAATATAATCCTATCTTGCTATTCATTTTATTTATGAAGGCGGTCTCTAAACCATTGAAATGTACGTTATTTCCCAGTCCTAAACCACTTTAATATTTTTTCGTAGCTACGGCAAACGCATCTAAATGTGATTGAAAAGATCAGCATGAAAATAAATAGCCCCACAGCTACACATAAGAAAGAGATGGACAGCATCAGTATATGAATGACTGTTTCAGATAGTGATAGTATTATCATTTCTTACCCATCCCATCTAATTTGTCTTCCATCCTGTTCAGCCTAATAGAGATACTGACAAAATACAGCAGGAAAAAGAACATAGTCCCCTCCCAGAACGGGAAGTATTCTACGCTAAAGAGTGCCTCAAGATAATGTTTCATGCCTTCCTCCTCCTTGTTGGACTGACTCTCTTATTCTCTTCTTTCCTCTTTTGTATAACATAATCAATCCTGCCCTGCGTATCCTCATCCACAGACTTACGGCACTTCTGAAGTAGCCTGATCAGGGTAGTGGATGTTTTTGTCCTTAGAAGTGTTGGATCAAGGTGCATCAGCCTGTACTTAAATACGTCTTTACTCTCTTTCATTTTATCCTCCTTAGCATTCAGGGTCATCCTGAACACCTTTTTTTGGTTCTCCAGATGGATTAGCCATTGAGTATGGCGGGCCATGATCTTGTACTTCATTAAACTCATCAGCCGTAGTGGGTTCTGCATCATCCTCATCGAGGCAGTCATAACACATACGCTCATCCGTATCCATCAGGGTGTGGTGAAACTTAAACTCACATTTTATACACGTAAATTCCATTATTTACTCCTTTCTTTCCAAGAATTATAATATTGCTCTGCCTTATCAAAATTATCAGGACAGATCATTCCATCTTCAACTAAGTAAACATCACCATTGTATTCTTTAATATTGCAATCTTCATCATGGATGGTATCTAAATAGCTATGACATTCCTGCTCTGTTAATTCACCCATATCACAGGCATCACATATTCCATCTTCTCTTTTGTTCCCTTTATGATTCATTATTTACTCCTTTACTCCTTGTTGAATTTCAGGATAACAATTACATCTTTTCTTTTTATTCTTAAGAAAATTGCACCAATTATCATGAGCCACGCTTATTACGTG